CTACCAGTTGGTGGAATAATTTTTATGGAGTTTCTACACAGGCCAGATATGCTGACTTGGCAGAAAATTATCAAGCCGATAACAATTATGAACCAGGAACTGTGCTTTCTTTTGGTGGCAATAATGAAGTGACCATTTCTACACATTCTCACGACACAGCAGTGGCAGGTGTTGTATCTACCAATCCAGCACACTTGATGAATGGCGCATTAGATGGAGAAAATGTAGTTGCTCTAGCATTACAAGGACGAGTTCCTTGCCTTGTTCGAGGACCAGTCAACAAAGGCACAGTTGTAGTTTCAAGCGATACAGCAGGTGTAGCCGAAGCTCTTGATATTATACGTTTTCAACCTGGGTGTGTGATAGGCAAAAGTTTAGAAAACATACCAGATGATTCTATCAAATTGATAGAAGTGGTAGTTGGGAGATTTTGATGGCAGGACTACAAAAATTATACCGTAAAGATATTACTGCAGAAACTGTAAATCTAGTAGGTATTTACATCGAAGACCAATGGCGATATCAGACTGAAGATATTGTCATTCCTCAATTTCCAACTTTATCTGACCATGCAGTTGTTGTTGGGAACGGTGTTACAGCCAATCAATTTGATTTGACTACTTTTCTTCCATATAGAGAAACGACTCCCTGGGGTGCTGCAACGCCTTGGATTTCAAAGAGACAAAGGAGAAATTTTCTCACTTACGGTTGTAACGCCATTTATAGAAATTTCAAACTGGATTTTATTGCATGTACCGGCGAAGGCATAATCAAGGAAATTGCAGAAACCACAATGGAAAAAGCCGGCATGAGCTACGCTAATGCAAAATATTTAGAAAAGTATCCAGGAGAGTTTAATTTTTTACCACAAAATCCTGAATTTAACGCAGGAGCTATGGCAGCGTACATGGCTGCATTTGATGGTCACCAAAGGGTGTTTATGTTGGGATTTGATGGAATTGACACGCCCAATAATAATTACAACATGTTTGCTAATACTGCAAATTATCCTGCTTTAAACTATCCTATCAATGAAGAATACTGGGTAAGAAGTCTTACAACTGTAATGAATGTGTATTCTGATACAGAATTTATTAGAGTATGCCCAACTAGAAAGTTTAGAACACCAGATGCATGGAAGGATTGTTTGAACTTTAGGCAAATTGATTTCAGACAGTTTGTGTCTGAAGCTGACATATAACATTTTCAAAAGTTGCAATTTTATCAATTATACTTTTAAAACTGAAAGTTCTCCATACTCCTGGATGTAGAGGTCGTGGACAATCTTTTATTCCGGTCCAGGCGTATCCTCTGTGCTCGTTGTTCAAATGAGGAACAAATTCTTGATCTACAACAAGTAGGTATGTATGGTATTCAAAATTGGTGTTATCTGCTGTAAATTTTTCCAATGGTATAATTTTCTTTACTTCAATTGTGCCGATTTCTTCTGCAATTTCCCTGTGTAAGGCATCAATTGGGCTTTCGCCGGGTTCAACGCCGCCACCTACTAATCCCCAAGAACCAGCATGACGCTTTTGATTCCTTAACAAAAAAAGATATCTTTTGGTTTGAATACTATAGATTAACGCACCACAACCTATATGATAAGACTCCACTCACCACCTCGATAAACGCCCTCGACTGCTTTGACCCATTCAGATCCAGTCCAGCGATATTGAACACCAGTTAACGTATTAGTTACATATTCAGTTGATGTTTCGTTAGCACTGTCAAACACCACTTGCCACTCGCTGCCAGTGTATTGAATTATGTCATTTGCATTTGCTACTAGATCATTCCACACAATGCTGCCTTCCGTGTTACCAGCACTTCCAATGCTATCAGTTAACAAGTATCTTGTGCCAGTACTAGGCGAAAGTAAGTTACTGTCTACTTTGACATTTTGCGGATTGATTACAGCATCTACTGCTGACAGTGTGTTTGATGGTGCTGTATCTTCAAATACTTCAAATAGCAATATGTAGGGATCTGTTGGATGATAAGCAATAGTGCCTATCATCTCTGTGCCAGTGGGCAAACTTAATCTTATTTCTGTGCTGCCAGTGATTAAAGTTCCATAAACTTCAATTAACGATTTCCAGGTAACAGGTGGCGCAACTTGTATGATATTATCATCAGCATCAACCACTTCTTGTTTTTTGAGCAATTGCAACTGATTGCCAGCGTAAAATACTCCGTAATCCATTGGTGTGATATATCTACGTGAAATAAGATTTACGAGTAACGTATCTTCGCTTAGGGCACCGTCTTCGTCATACACACTGCCAACAAACTTTTGAATAACACCCAGGCGTTTGACCTTGGCAGGTGCGCTGATCCAAATAGGCATGGTAAATGTCAATGTGGCGACATCAATCGCTTCCTCGGCAGCAGCTGGCACTGTTCTTGATGTCCATGTAACATTGGTTAACTCTACATAACTTAAACTGGTCCAATCAATATAATTGTCTGTACTTTGTATTTCTAAACTGGGATTGAACAAAACAGCCAATTGCTCTATCAACTGCATCTTTTGTTCGGTATTGCTGGTCCATATGTCTAGTTTGACTTCTAAATTGTACGGAACCGGCATTAATCTTTCAATAGTATAACTGTCACCTTGTTGATTACCATATAGACCAGTTTCAGCATCGTAATTTCTTTCACGTATGCTCATTTTAAAAGACGGTTCCTGCATTCGGTCCTGTGCGTATGTAAAACCACTGATATAGGCGCTCATAGCAGGCACAGCGTTCAAGACATTTTCACTATTTCCTCGCAATATGGTAGCACCTTGTCGGCTTGGATCACCGTAGTAAACTGGAACACGCTGCAAGGTTCTGATGCCGTTACGATCTTTACCAAATTCGACTTCAAAATTGCTGACAATTCGCATGAATTGAACTAGAAATCTACGAATTTGTCCATCATAAAAAAATTGCTGCGCCATTAGTTATCTGCCTTGGGTCTCAAAGCCTGGCTCAGGCTTTGTCGTTCTGTTACTTCGCCGCTGTTGTTTGTAAATGTATTTGTGTTATTTACAAAGCTGCTGCGTAAGGTTTGATTATTTGGTCCTGGTGTTAGTGTGGTTCTAACATTGTCTTCAATCTTGACCCATCTACGCCCATCCCATCTAAACAGTCTGTTGGGGAGGTAATCAGTTCTTAATGCATAATCGCCCACTAAAGGATTGGTAGGAAAAGCGATACCTGAATAAACTGGTAGTCCATTTGGTGCGCGACCGTCGCCGGTTAGATATCCTTGTACTGTTGAACTAGGACTTTGTATACCTGCATCTGCATCCACTGTTACATTATCACTGGTGGTAGTGCCATTGTCGGCAGTCACGCCTGTAGGATCGCCGGGATATTGATCGTGGTCAATTGTGGGTTTGATGTAAATGTGTTCTACATTGTATCCGCTATACGGTACATTTGTTTCTGCTTCTCTCAATATGGCATCATTGATTTCAATGTATTTGTTTATAATACTAGATACAGATCCTAGTGTTATATTACCTGTGTTTCCATTGATATCTTGATCAACCTTGATCTGATTGAGAATGTCTTTGTATTCTTGACTGTCTGTCAACGGATTGATTTTGACACGCCATAGATGAGGCCACCAGGTAGCACTAAATCCTTCGGCAGCATTGTTACAATCACTTATCACATAATATCTTTTGAGTGCAACTGGCAAACTGTCATCTAAAGGATAGTAATCTTTAAGATGCATTAGTTCAATCACATCGCCTGGCATAAGTTTGCGACCCAAAGTAGCTATCATGTCGTTGATATGAAATACCATAAACAATGTACCGGTATTCAAAAACATACCAAATTGACTCAAGTCAAATGTCATGTCCTGCACAGTGTAGATGCCACGCATTGAATACACATCTGTATCGTACTTTCGATCGCGGTTTTCTACAAAAAGCAAATCCTGTATGTTTAGGGCAGATTGATTCACATAACTTGGTTTAGCAGCATCAGTGTAAAACTTTACTGTGGCTCCTAATCCAATCGCACTAGTGGTACTCGCACTCAATGTCACTGTGTTTGCAGTTTTAGCAGCTACAGTAGTACCAGTTGTGACGCCTGTTGCTGTCACAAACATACCTAA